CAAGTATCAAACGGTTGGGCGAATATCGTCCGTACTGAAGTACGAAATCATTTGCTCTGGCTGGTAGAATCAGTCGCCGCGCGTAAGCGCGACGTCCTCTCCACTCCCGCACGAACCTGTTCGTGCGTAGCCGACTCACGTCGGTGTATACTGGACAACCTCGATTGTATTGAGTTCACAAGTGTGTTACACAACTTGCAAACCATCGACGCTGCCCTTATAAATGTATGTATCGCTAAATCGACGAATCAAGTCACCGCGCTGGTGACCTTTCTTGTCGACATGGGCTATTCTGGCCCTCTCGATCATCCATCTCTCGCGTTCCTCGCGGATCTCCTCTCTGTGTACGAGTACTTCGACCTTTCCGAGGCTTACTTGAAATTCAAGTTCGCTCACTCGGCCTGCGTTGCACTCGGACAGGACGTGTTCCCGAAACGCCCTCCCTTTCTTCCTGACACACTTGTCGACCTTCCTGCAGCTCTCTTCGGCGGCAGTATGGGTCGTTATCATCGGAGACGTATTCACGTCCTCGATGGTAAGCCATCTCTCGCGAATCTCGCGTATGGCAACAACCTTTGTCAACTCAAGAAAGGTATGCCGTCGGTAAGCAAGTCGTTCACACGATCTGCCCTCAAGAAGACTGTTAAGGTCCTCACGAGTTACCAAGAACCGACGGCATTGCCACCATCATTGCAACTTCACTCCCTTGTCGACCAGTGCATCCGCACTACGCGAGAACTTTTCCGAAAGAACTTTGCGGGCCCTATGGCCGGTCTCATGCCGTCAACCTCCGGCTCGACTCTGTCGAGCTCCAGCGACGGCGGATCACTCGGTGTGTTCGTCAGCGAGCTCGAGGAGGTATTTCTCAACTCGGACCGCTTTAAGCACCAAACGCGCTTCGCACCACTCTCACTTCATTGCGACAACCTCCGTGTAGTCAACGATCTAGTAAGTTGGTGCGATGAGTCGCATGTGAATGAACCAACCTTGCTCCCTCGCTATGACGTTGAGTCATTGCAGGTTGAGCTACCCGCTCTTGTCATCTTCATCGCTGATCCGGTCATTCCTGATTTCGATCTCGATCATGATGTTCACTATTGCTGGCCTGACGGCTTCCTCGATTGCTATCTGTCTGATGTTCTATCAGTTGACTGCCCTCGTGTTTCACCGTCTTTTCTATTTGAGACCGCCGCGCACCTTGCTCAGCGGAATTCCGAGCAGGCGATGTTAGTTCGTCCTGTCGCACTTTCCGAGCCTTTCAAAGCTCGGGTCATTACGGGCGGCCCCGAAGGAAAATACTATTCGTGTAAGTATATTCAACGAGCTGTCCATTCTGAACTGCGACGACATCCTAACTTCTGCCTCATCGGTGAGCCTCTCACCGATGTTGTCCTCCGCCGCACCATTCGTATGCGACGTGAGCTCGAGAATTATATATCTGGCGACTACAGTGACGCCACCAATAATCTCAATCCAGCACTTTCCGAAGCAGTCGGCCGCGAGATCATTTCTCGAGCCGGCTGGACCGACGAAGTTCGTGACCTCTTCCTTGCTTCTCTTACCGGACACCGTATCCTACTCGCTTCGAAGAACGAGCGGATGGCGATGGTTAATGAGCAATGGTCACCGGAACGAATTGAGCAGGAATGCTCACCACAACAGTGGGGACAGCTGATGGGCTCTCCTACTTCGTTCCCAGTACTTTGCATTGTCAACATGGCCCTTACCCGTTACGCCATGGAGCTTGCTAAAGACTGTACTCCCGTTCTCAATTCATCTTGCGACCCTCGACGTCGCGACGCTCCTCAGATCCGCATATCTGACACTGGCATCCTCATCAATGGCGACGATATTGGATTCGTCGCTGATGCAGCGACATATGCTATGTGGGAGCGTGTTACCTCTGCTGGTGGCCTCACGC